CTCGTGCTCGAACAAGAACGTGTCGACCACCAGCAGCCCCTCGACGTCCACCGTCGCCACGTCCGAGGCCAGCACGTCGTCGGGCCTGACCAGTACCCACGCGCCGAAGCGAGCGGCAAGACAGGTACTGGCCCGAAGTTCCCCTGCATGTCCACGTTGCGCGAACACGGCGTCAGGCGTTGTAAGACAGCTCGCTTGTTCCGGTCAGCGCCAGCGCGTTCGTGATATCCTTCTTCACGCCACCCGAGAGCACCGTCGGCAACGACACAAAAGCCGTGCCGTAGTAATACTTCGTCATGCTTGAGGCTGAGGGGTAGAGGTAGAAGTTCGTAGCGCTGTCCGAGATGGCCAGATCCCAGAGCGCGTGGCTCGTCGGATCAAACTTCCCGGCGCACTTCCCCGCCCATCCCATCGGCCCCTTGACCTGCGTGTTCCACACCGCGCCCGTCGCGTTCGGCAGCGTCGTAGTATCCACAAACGAAGAGGTCATGGTGATGTCGTAGTCCACCTGTTCGCCGACCATGGCGGCCGAAGAGCCCAGGTAGATGATGGCGTTCTTCCCGTGGATTGCATTCACACTCATGTTCTATCTCCTATTCCACCGCGCGGCTCCAGTGCTTCCATCATTTCAACTACCCGTCGATCGAATGTGTGTCCCTGCGCGAACACCTTCGCCTTGCTCGCCTTAGCCTCCCGCTCCCCTGGATGCGCCAGGTAATAATGAATGATCGCCTCCAGCTCCGTCGCGTTTCGATACGTCGGCACCGCATCTCCGAATAGCTCCATCCCCTCGGCCCTGCGGTTGCTGATCTGGAATACACCGCACGCGGCCAGCTCGTAGGCCCTCGGGTTCAGGCTCTCTGCGCCCGCGTGGTGGCGGTAGGGGTTCAGCGCGATCTTGCACGCGGCGTAGACCGCCGGCAACTCGTGATTGTCCACGCAGCCAGGGAAGTAGAACTTCGACAGCGGCGAAGCGTCCGTCATTTCCGGGAACAGCCCGCGTAGCCGCAGGTTGACGCCCATCCAATTCACGGCCTCGAGCAGCCGCTGGCGCTCCGCGAACCCCGTCCCCACAAACAGCACGTCGCATGCCTCATCGGGGTCGGGCTCGACAGGCCTATGTATCTCCGGGTCGTAGGCCGCCCCCAAATAGTGCCACCCGTACTTGATGGCTGAGGTGCGCTCCTGCGTGAACACAGTCAGCCTCGGATAGCGGTGAACCCACGTAGCCTGCTCCTCATCCTGGTAGGGGCTTTCGGTTAGCACGACGGCCGTCGGTATCCGGTAGTGGTCGAGCAGCCAGAGTCCTACCTCGTGGAACTGCAGGCCACTGATGACCAGCACGAGATCCGCACGGTGATACGTCGCCTCGACGAGCACGCTCTCCGTAGCAATCCGCGACAGCCCGTCCTGCGTCCAGTTCTGCTCCGGGATCGCCTGCTGTGCAAACGTGAAACGTCTGTCGAGCCGGTAGTCCCGCACGTCGTGCCCCGCCCGAATAAGCGCGCCGCGCAGTCCCGTCGTCACATCCCGCACGCTCCAGGAACACAACGCCCAGACAAGAAGGATGCGCATCAGCCTTGTCCCGAAGGAACAAGGCGAGGAGCGCGCGACAGTTCCGATGCCGGGCGAGCGGCCTCGGGATTCCGCGCGGGAGGTAGCGCGCAGAGAACGCAGCGCCCCTCGCCATCTACATGCGTGTCCCAAACCACCCGACGGCAGGACGCGCAGCTAACTGCTTCGATGATCCTTGTCGGCATATCATGTGGCCACCAAGCCTCGAGTTCCCTCATCCTTGAAGATCGCACAGACAGCGAGCCTCATCCCAGCTCCTTCTCGGTGCGGAAGTTGCACATCCACTCCCATCGTCCCTGCGCATCCTGCGGTGGCGGCACACTAAACGGTGACTGGATGGGCTCGACACGGAGGTACTTCGTCGATGTCAGTGTCTGGTTCACAATAGTCGCCAATACTTGATAGACCGTCTCGATCAACGCGCGCCCCGTCGTGTAATCCGTGTGCCGGCAGTAGACCTGGAACCTCGGGTGCTCGATGTAGACCCCACTCTTGTTGAGAACATACTCGGGCTCCTCGCTTCCATACTCGTTCAAGCAGATCCCCGTGTCACAGTCCGCGGGCATCTGCGCCTCGAAAATGAAGTTGCCGGCCGCGCCGCCCCAGTCCACCGCGACGGTGCCGCCACCGTTGCTCGCCAGAAACGTGCCGATGTCCCTGAGCAAAGGCATATTATGTCCCCAACCTCGCCTTGATGCGGTCAGCTATCCATTGGTCGAGGCCTACAATGCCCTTCAAAAAGGGCAACTCCAGGTATTTCGGTCCCCCCTGTGTGAAGTGGACGCCACGCCCCGAGGCCTCGGCCACCTGCCAGGAGCGGGGCGAGTGAATGCTGAGGTGTTCATGGATGGCCTCGGCGTAGTCTACCGTCGGCCCGCCATAGGCTAGCCGCACGCTAACATGCTCCCCCTCGATGACGGCCTTCTCAACATGCCCCGTGCTCTGCAAATCACTTTTGTCAACCGGCACGTAGTTGTCCTTGCTGTCCCTCATGATCGTCTCGCCACGGGCCTCGAGCGCAAGGGCACCCTCCTCAACAGCTCGCTGCCCGAACTGCGCGAGCACCGCGTCGAGCGTGTCGAGCCCCGTAACGTATTCGTTATCCAAGGTAGATCACCGAGTAGCAGAACCCCTGCTCGTCGCTCTGCCTGTCGATCTGCGCGACCTTCGGCGTCATCGTGCCGTCGAACCCCGCCTGCATCGTGATCTTGTCCTTCGCCGAGAGCTGGTCCGCCGTGAACACGTAGAGCGTCTGGCTGCTTACACGCTGCTGCGCGCTCTCGCGGTGCATGAACTTCACCGGCCCGCCCACCTGCGTCGTATAGGTCGTCGCCGCGCCGTAGGTGGCCTGGTTATGAACATCTACTCCGATCCACGGTGATACAGTGATCTCACCGGCAGCCAAATCGATAAGGTCATTAAGGAACTGACTCATATGCCTACCAAACAGTTCTGCCCCTCAGCCTCGGCCTCCTGCCGAAGCACGTTCGCCAGCTCGCACCGGCACGACCAGACAAGCTCCGGGATGCCGCGCACGTCGACCGAGATTTTCGCCTCGGTCATCAGTAGGCCCCCGGCGAGTTGTAACCCGTCTGGTTCTGTGCAGACCCGGCGCTCGGCTGCGTCGCGCGCGGATTGTCGAACATACCCCGGAAGAATCGCACGGGAACCCAATCCGAGTCGTCCTGCTGCGCCAGCTTGTCCGCGACGCTGAGGCCGCCGCAGTAGGGCGTCTGATGGCTCATGCCCTTGGCGCGCAGCGTCGCCGCGAGCCCCCGGTAGAACTCCACGTCATAGGTCAACGACAAACCGCCAACGCGCTTGTCCTTGACATTTCCGGCCCGCGCCACGAGGCTCTCACAGCAAAAGGCGGCCGCCATGTAGCGGTTCTCTTCGATGGTCTGCGCCCAGTCAATCTCCGCGTCGACCATCAGCGGCCGAGCTGATTGAGTGTCCTGAATCACCCACCGAATCTGGTTCCTAACGCCGACGGTCGACCCCGTGTAGGTGCCCACCGTCACGCTCTCCATCAATGTTGGATCGTAGCTCCACGTCCCGGCCAGCGCCGTCGCGGCCGCAGCGGCCGCTGTCGTGCGCACCGTAACACTGACCGCGAGGCCCGTCGCGTGGGTGAACAGGTAGCCGAGCGTATCAGCGTTCGTGTCAGCTTGCGTAAGGTCAACGCGATACTGGCCATTGCCGACGTGCGTGATCGTGCCGGCGAGTGCGCCCTGCACGCCAGCGTCCTTCGTCACATATCCAGTGACGGTGCCTGAAGTAACGGCCGCCCCAAGGATGGTCAGCAGTTCAAAGAAGAACGACTGCCCGGCAACGTTCTTGAAGAGACTGACACTCACGTTACCTCACCTCCATCGCTCTCAGGGCATCCGCGCGATGACCAGGACGACCGTGCCCTGCTTACTGTTGCCAGCCGCTGAAACCACCACGTCGAGGTCCTGCCCAGTCAGCCACGAGAGCGGTGCATTCTGCACACCAATATAAGACGTCACGTTGCTGAGGTTCGCGCCCTTGCCGACCACCACGTCGCAGCCATCCTCGTCCTCAATTGTGACATCGTAGGAGTTCGTCGGCTGCGCCATGCCCACTCCGGGGATGAACTTTACCTGCCACAGCGCCCCCGCGCCCACACTAAACGCATTGCCCCAGACTTCCCCGGAGCTGGCGTCCGACGTCCACACGATCGAGATCTGCTCAAGGTTCTTCTGCAGCCGCGTCCGCGTCACAATGACGGAGCCTTCGGAAACGCCTGGGCTCGCCGATGCACTCGCGCTGGCACTCTCGGATGCTGACGGCGAGACACTGGCCGAAGCCGACGCGCTCGGTGACTTGCTGGCGCTGGCCGACGCTGATGGTGAAGCCGAACCGGACGGTGAAGCTGATGCACTCTCCGATGCAGACGGTGAAGCCGACGCTGAGGGTGAAGCCGACGCGCTCGCGCTAGCGCTTTCGGATGCTGACGGCGAGGCACTGGCCGAAGCCGACGCGCTAGGTGACTTCGATGCACTCTCCGATGCAGACGGCGAAGCCGACGCGCTAGCCGACGCGGATGGCGAAACCGACGCTGATGGTGAAGCCGACGCGCTCGGAGAAGCCGACGCCGAGGGCGACCGACTTGCCGAAGCGGATACAAGGCCCATGTAATGACTCCTCTCCGCTTACGACTGGTTGCCCACAACCGTCCATGTCGGGCTCGCCTTCGTGCCCGTGTTGATGTAGAGCTTGAGCCCGGTGCGGTCGACCAGTAGCGAGCCCGGTGTCGCCTTGACCGTGTCCTTCCACGTGTTGCTCGTGTCGATCGTGCCGACGAACGGGGCGACCGAGATGTCGCCGAGCAAGAGGGAGCCTACCTTGAATGCACCGCTGCCGCCTGACTGAGCCATTTTGTTCTCCTTCCCACCGTCCCGACGGACGTCATCCAGAGATAAGGGGTTACTTCTTCTACTTTACCGGA